AGTGAGACTCGAACTCACACGGCATAAAGCCCACGGATTTTAAGTCCGTTATGTCTACCTATTCCATCATGGCCGCTGTTTAGCCCGTAAAGCCCGTAATAATAATTTCTCTTTTCTATCAAGTCTTCTTTTTAAATCTCTTATTCTTAATTTAAGTTGATGTATTTTCATATATTGTCTGCTTAATTTTCGTTCATCCCAATTACCAGACTTTAAAAAATGCTCATAAAATTTGTTCATTCTTTCAATATGATCAAAATCTGATGATACTCCATCTGTTAAATCTACATAATATAAATCTAAAGTATCAAATTCAACTATAAAATTTCTTGGACTATAATCTCTAACAGAGAAACAGTTTTCTCGTTCAACTAGATCTCTTTGTATAATATCAACATAATGAGAGTGATATTTTTTTGTATGATCTCCTCCAAGGAGTTGAAAACCCTTTATAAACTGTGATTTAACTGTAAGTATTTTATCACATCGATTGACAGTAAACTCTGGAAATTTAACATCATTAAAACTATTCTTTTCTTCGTCAAGTTGTGCGAGGACACTCATTATTCTATGTGCTTCCTCAATTGTTGGACAGTAGACTTTTTTTTCAATAAAGAAGCTCACACGAAAGGTGCCAGATTTCTTTTGACTATAATAAAATCTTTCTTTCATGTCTACTGTTCATATTTCCAAACATTACCTGGCATCTTACCTTGTGACCATGTTATAGTGCCTACCTTTTTCATTCCTACCTTGTCATAGAACCTATTTGCAGGCACATTATTTGCACGTACTGTAAGAAATACATCTGATTTTACCCAATCAAAATATTCTTTTATCACTTTAATCGCTTCACCAGATTTTTTGTTTTTAGCAATAATCTGATGTATGATATAATCACCTTTTGATGTTATTACGTCTGTGTGATGTCCAATTTTACCTGTGCGTTTATATTGTTGTTGTGTGATAATCACATTATCTTGTATGATAACTTGACCCCACTTTAATCTGTTTCTAACATGAAATTTTCTAACATGTGGAAACCATTCTTTGTTAGAATGAAAGTATTCCCATGCTTCATCAAAATCATCTTCTGTAGCATATCTCATGAAAAGAACTCCTCTAATGTTCCTCTTTTGGTATGTCGAAACAAATCAAAGTTTTTGTTCTTACCAAAGTACCAAATGTTTTCTATGTAAATCTTATTCATGAATGTATCCATAGCAGCTTTGTCAAAGTTACCATCTTCATCTTTAAATACAGAAGCACCTTGAGGTCGTTGCATGATCCTCATACCAACCTGACCCATGAAGTTAGGTTTTAGCATATCTACTAACTCATCACCAGAACGATATCTCTTACCTTTTACCTTTGGATCAAGTATATTGATTAGCATTACACCGTTTTCACTCAAAGAGTCAAAAGTATTTTGCGACACTGGTAGATAAAAGTTATCTCTCCAAGATTCGTATTCGTTGAACTTAAACCATGATTGTAACTCTTCTTTATCACCACCTTCATTATATCGTTCCGTAGAAAAATATGGTGGTGAAGTAAAAGCACAATCCACATTGCTAATCTCATCCCAAGGCAAATCCTCTGCACCACAATTGTATATTTGTGTAGTTTTTTTACCACCAGTGAGTTTATCATAAAACTTTATCATCTCACCGTATCTTTTAAATGTGTTTGGATTTGGGTCACAACCAATGTAGTGTGTAGCATTTGAAGCATAAAAAGCTGTTAGTCTATCACCCCAACCCATAGATGTATCAAGAACTGTTTTAGCATCAGCCATCTCATAGATTGTCTTTGCAACTATTGGTTTGAATTGCGTAGCAATATATGTACCAAGTCTAAAAGACATTGTATAGGTTTCTCTTGACAGAACTTTTGCATCATTTACACCTCTCCAGATAGGCCCAAAAGCACCCCAGATATTATCACCATCGTTCCATCGTTGAACAGGCGATTTAAATCCATAAGAACCACAAGACATTCTCAAGTCATTCATAAAGTAATCACTGACATAATTAAACGTACTTGGGCCATCGATAACCCCTAAACCATATTCACTGTATGGATATTTGTAATCATCATATTTTTCAATAACCTCTTTATTTGAGGTTGTAATAAACTTAGTGTAATCTGCACGTTTTAGTTTATGAAACGTATCGATCACTTTCTGTACATTGAATTTTTTAAGAGGATATGGTGGCTTCTCATTTGTAATAAATTCTGCAAGGGTAGTACGAAACTCTTCTTTACCAAACTGTTCAGTAACACTGATAAATTGATTAGTGTTCATAACAGGCAATCCAGTGTTATCTACACTGTTTTTTAGAATTTGATATAGTTCTTCGTTCATACAAAAAAGTCCTCTAGTGTTCCTTGAGTACCATAACTGTTATCGATTAACCAGTTTATCTTTTCAGTAATAAACTTTAATGGTTCAATAAATGATTTCTCATACTGCATATCATAGTCTATACTGTTGATAATGTCAAGTTCCCTTGGAACGGAAACTGGAAAAGAAAACGAACTGCATTGATACAGATTTGGTTGTCTCATATGTAAAAATTTAATCTTGTCACCTTCTTGTATCTTGACGTACTTGTTACCTAGTTTGTTCTTCTCTACTAGATGATTATACAACAAAGCTCCCTTAACATGAATAGGTGCAGACTTTCTCCAAAGTTCAGTAGTACCTTTCCACTTACTAAGTCCATTACAACTTCTAGGATAAGCAATATCCTCTGGAGATAATTTCATAAACTCCTCACGAAACTCTTGTATGAAGTTATTTAGCATTTTCTCATTACCTGTCATGATGATGTTCATTGCTTCTTTAATCTTTTCACGACAAGGTGCAGGCGTTGAACTTTTAACTGCTTCGATACCCATCATTTTTAGTTTAGGTTTTTGATATCTGACTCCTTCGATATCCCAACAATTCAGAATATAGCGTTTTTTTGCTGTCCAGATACCTTTATCTGCTATCACCTCACGTTTCATAACCATCTTTTGTTCGTATGCGTTCATTTCCTTAGCAAGATGCGTATAAGACTTATCAATAAAAGGTTCGATTTTCTCTCTACAAATACGGTCAAGGAAGTCCACAATCCGCCGTGTACGTTCACTCTCTTGTGAATATTCTCTATCCTTAAACACCTTTCGTATAAGTTTGTCAAACGTGATGTAAACTGAATCCGTGTCTGAAGCGACAACATAGTCTTCTTTCTTTGTTTCAAGTAACTTGTTAAGATAAATGTTGAGAGCTTTTTCAATCCAACGAATAGATAGTTGACCACTGGTAGTAATGGCCTCAGCATTTCTAAGGTCAAAATAACGAAACCAGTTATTACCGATAGCACCATAAGCACTATTGAGAGAAATCTTTTTAGCCATCTGGATATTTTCATATCGTGAAATGTACTTGAGATATTTCTTATCTTTGGTATCTTCATATTTCTGTTTAGTCTCCAGAAGAAGTTTTTTATATTTAACCCTATCATTGTATATAGTCTCCATGAGTTCAGGCAAGAACCCCCTTTTATCCTTCCTAAAAAATGCACCGTTTGGAGCCATGCAATACTTTGTTTTATTGGTTATCTCACCGTTCAATATCTTATCTACCATTTTATCTGGTGCTTCTTCGTCAGATGGTATCAAAGTCTCTGGCGAAATATTGTACTGCATGATTAAGTGTGGATACAAACTATTCAAGTCAAAAGATACAACCCATTGATGCATACCAACAATAGGATCTTTTACATAAGCACCCTCATACATTCCAGACTTTTCATTCTCTGTCTTTTGTGGAATGACAATATTCTTTTCTTTGAGGTAGTTATAAATCAGAACATCCCAGTATCTAACTGTACCTAATACGTCAGTATAGTTTACCTTTGCATCATAAGCCATAGTAAGACATAACTCAATGAGTTTCATTTTATCTTCTAGACGATCAACAATCTCAACGTCTTGTATGTTGTATTCAATAAACGATTGATAGTCTTTCGTATACCACTCTCTAAAAGTGTCAAAGGGATTACCAGCTTTAGACTCACCTAATTCCACCTTCGCAATATGATCCAGACGATATGACTCTTGTGCTGTATATGTAAACTTACGATACAAGTCAAAATAATCTAGATGAGCAATACCTTGGATATTGTACACTTGATGTCTTCTACCCATCTTGTAAATTTCACCAGATTGAACAGACTTCCAAGGTGATAGTCTTTTTAATTCATCTTCACCAAGAACATATTTGATACGATTACACAGATATGGAATATCAAAAAACTCAGTATTCCAACCAGTGACAATATCTGGACAATATGATTCCCAATCATTTAAGAATTGTGCAAGTAAATCTTTCTCATCTTTACATAGTCTATATTCTACATCATCACGATCATTATGAAATGGATTCAATCCCCAGACAATAATCTTTTTGTTCTGGTGATTTTTGATAGTGATAGATAACATCGGCTCTTGTGCAAGTTCAACAGTTGGAAAACCATTCTCACACTCTACCTCAATATCAATAGTTACAACAAGTAGTTTTTCAATATCCCAATTTACATCACCTTTGTATACATCAGAAATATAACTGTATGCATACTGCGTGTTACCATAAATCAAATCAGATTGAACTGGATAGTTCTTTACCCAATCTGTAGCATCGCTCATAGTCTCATGCTTGATAGGAGTCACATACTCACCATCAAGTGTTTTATAAGGCGTTTTACTTTTAACGAGGGAATAAAGAGTAGGAGAATACTTTACTCTTTTCTTGATACGTTCACCGTTTCTAATTTCTCTAACTAAAAGATTATTACCAAATCGAATTACATTTGTATAAAAATTCATAGTATGTTTATATCACTCTTTGAGGAAAATGTCAAGGGTTTATCATCTTTTTTTGTGAAGTCTGGTGGAATATTTTTAGCTATCTTCTTCGCTCTTTTCTGTTCGTATTCTCTCCAGTTCTTTTTGTTTTGTTCTTTGTTGAGCAGTTTCATATGCATCTTCCTCCACTTTATATCCATATCTAATATCTGTTAAATGTCCATCTGCACCATACTTAAAACTATCTTCGTACAAGTTCTTTACTATCTTGTATCCAGCAGAAGTTTTTATTTCTCTGTTCCAAATTGGATACATGATAGTTCCAATATCGTAATCCCAAATAAAATCATTTCCAGTACGTAAATGTATCTCAATAATTTTATCACCAATCATTTCAATGTTTATAAAATCA